AGTTATTTAGCTGAGTGGATTGACAAAGCTTCTAATAGGCATTTTGAGTCTATCGATACAATGGTAGAGCAGGATAAAGTTGAGCGTAAAGAAAACTTAGAACAACAAAAAAAACAAACAGAAAATATAGTTGAACTAAGTGAAAATGTAAAAGAGCTATCTGTACAAATGGAAAAAATGAAAGAGTGTTGTAAGCCTAATTAATTTTATCGTTATAACGACTGTAATGTTTCCACCTTTCACCGTATTTTTTATAGCCTTGTATATTAAAAAGCACCCACTTATCGTGTAGATATGCGTTAAAATTATTATTAATTCTAACTACATTAGAGTGTAGTTTACCTTCTATTTTACAACTGCATTTTTTGATTTTACAGAGTTTGTTTAATTGACGTTTTTGATGCTTAGTGAGATTTTTAATAATTAATATTGGATCTGTATATAAGTAATCTACGGAGTCCATATTGATATAATAATTTTCAGCTGCAATTCTTAGATTAACTTTAGTGTTATGCTTTTCATTTAAAAAAGTAACTATTATAGATTTACAAGCCATACATTACCCATAAATATAAAAAAAGAGGACAAAATTAATTGTCCTCTTAAATAATAAATCTCTGCCTCACCCACCAAAAACGGTAGGCACTTTACATTATAAATAACCTGTTCAAATATGTCTATTAAGACGATATAAAAAAGCTATCATGTACCTCAAACTGTCCATACCGTGATCATATTGTTTTTTTACTCCATCTTTACCATTATTTGATTTTTTCCAGGAATAAAGCCTAAACTCTTTAAGTAGTTCTTTACAATTATTAAATATGTACAAATGTGGTTTACCTTCAGCGTCTGGTGCCAATTTGCCTTTAACTAAATTAATAGTATTAATAACTCCCAAATGTTTAGGTGCACTTTTGTTAGGTATATCACAGTGCCTTGCAAGAATTAATCTACCATCTTTAGACTCTGGATCGCAGACAGTGTACTCGAAAGGCTCATATTTTTTAAATCTTCGTTTAATTTCATTTCCATTATGAACAGTTGTTTTTTCGGTTTGAAAGTATTCTGCTACGCAGTACAGAGTGTTGTCACTTTCGTCGTGAACAAAAACTAAACAGCAAAAAGGGTTGACCACCCCGAAGTCTATAGCTCTGTATCTTTTCCAACTTTTCGGTATATCAAAAGGCTCTATAACGTGGAGTTTTCTGTCGAACTCCGGATAAACTAAACCAGTTTGATTTGTAAAGTCACCATATAGTCGACTGGCTTGTCCTTCTTCACTCAAATGACTAACAGCCTTACGCATTTTAACAGAGCTTACCCAAGGGTTATCCAGGCCACTTATTTTATGATATTTAAAAGACACATTATTTGAATTTAAAATAAATAATTCATTAGGCCAAGTTAAACCGAGTAGTGGAGTCATGCTTAGCAATATCGTTCCCTTGAGGTCAATTGTTCTTAATAGGCACTCCTCAAATATGTCTAAAGGGTGTTCTTCATCTAACCAACACAGTGCAGCACTTATACCTTGATATTTTTTTCTACCAGAGTCTGCGGACATCGATATAATTTCACCACCATTAGGTAAAATTGCTTTGGCTTTATTTTGAGCGTTCCAGGATTTATATATAGTGTTTTTAGGTAAAAATTTAGAAAGTTTTGGCCTAACATAACCTAACGCATCACCATAACTCAAAGCACTCGCTATTACAGTAGTTGGTTGTTCTTGTATTAAATCAAGTGGTAAATTATTATTGACCAACCACTGTTTAACCCACCATTCGTTGGTACCAGCAGCAGTTGCAACTGTGTACATTGCAGCCATTTCTGTTTTTCCTGCTCTGTTACCACCAAATATAGCCGTAGCTTCTGCTCCCATATCTAAAAAAGCATCTAATTGTGAAGTTCTTTTTTCTGTTATATTGCACTTTTCACAAGTCCATATCTTACCACCTAATCTTTTCATAGGCTGACCACAGCCTATAGCTCTATCAGACGCAGTTGCTTTACCGTCCCACCTGTGACAATAAGGAGTCCATAATTGAGCTAAAGCTAAAGGATAGGCTTCTTGTACTTCTTGTAGTTTACTACGTACCTTTAATTGTTTTTTTATCATTTGTTGTTGTTGTTATTTCTACAGCATTTTTGTAAACAAAATCAATTAATTGCTTTATATTTTTAAGGTTAATGTCTACATTTTTATTTTTAGACTCAGGGTTTATTACACAGTGTTTTATTCGTTTTTCATTTATTGAAAGTATAAAACCACCTTTTTTGTTAGCTATACATTTTATTTCTATGTCTAAATTATTCTTCATTAATATCTATTGTTGGTCCAGTAAGATTTAATAAGTCTTCTGTTTTCTTTAGTTGATTAATTAATTCTTTCGTATCAATATTTTCTACTGCTACATTAACTGAAACTTCTGGTCTTTCTTTAGAAACCATACCAAAAACACGCTCAAGTTTCCAGGCACTGGCCTGCCAACTTCCATTTTCTGCAGCCTTATCTATATTAGCTAAGTGTTTAATCATACAGTGCGCACGTGCCTTTTGTATTGAGTCAAAAAATATTCTGTAACAATCTTTTTTATTGCTTTCCTCTCTACCTCTACTCATCCAAGCGTAAAAAGTACCCACATGTATTCCACCAAAAGCAGCTGCTTGTTCATAATTACAACCCTGTGCAACTGCTTTGCATATTCTGTCTTGTATACTTGGTTCATCTAATAAAAGTGGTCGTCTACCATCTTTCTTTTTTTTAACGGACATAAACTTCTCCATTAATTTTTACTTCTAAATCAGGAAAGAGATTAATCATTCTATTGATAATTACACTGCAGTATTTTGGGTCTAATTCCATACCGTAACATTTTCTTTTAGTAAACTCGGCAGCCACCATTGTAGTGCCACTTCCTAAAAAACCATCACCAACAATATCGTTTAATTTACTACTGTTTTCAATTTGATATTTAATTAATTCCACAGGCTTCATAGTAGGGTGTACATCATTGACACGTGGTTTATCAAAATTAAGTACAGTTGATTGTTTCCTATCACCGTACCAATTGTGTGAAGCACCTTTTTTCCAACCGTATAAACAAGGCTCGTGTTTCCAATGATAGTCTTGTCTACCCATTACTAAGGAGTTCTTATCCCAGATTAAATTTTGTTTTATCATTAAGCCACTATTGTGCATAGCTTTTCTAAAATTTAAACCTTCTAAGTCTGCATGCCAGACGTACCAAGATCCTCCTTTTTTAGTTTTATTTTCATAAGTGCAAAAAAAGTTATATAAAAACTCATAAAAATTAGAGTCTGACATATTATCATTTTTAATTGTTAAAGCCTCAGCAGTATTACCTGTGTAATTGACATTATATGGTGGATCTGTGATAACTAAATCAAATAACTCTTCACCCATTAAAATATCAATATCAGATTTATTTGTTGAGTCTCCACATAATAATCTGTGTTTTCCTATAGTGATTAAATCACCTTCTTTTATGTCTATGTGGTCTTTTTCGTCTATATCTATGTCATCTGCATTATCTGGTAACTCAATATCTAAAAGATTAAATAAATCGTCGTCACTAAATCCCATATCATTAAGCTCAATTTTGTAATTTTCACTTAACTCTGTAAGTTCAACACTGAGCATTTCTAAGTCCCAGTCAGCTAATTCACTTAGCTTATTATCTGCTAATCTGTATAACTTAGCTTTTTCCCCTGTCAGATTTATATATCTGCAGGGTACTTTTGTTAATTTAAGAAGTTGTGCTGCTTTAAATCTAGTGTGACCGGCCAGGATTGTACCATCCAATTGAGCAACTATTGGTGCTGCAAAGCCGTAAGTCTGTATAGATTTAGCCACTTTTTCAACAGCGTGATCGTTTATTCTTGGATTATCTTTTGAAGGTTTTAATAAATCAATAGCTACATATTCCGCTGCTATATTTTCATTTTTTGTATCTGTTAATTTATTCATTTATTTTTTCCTATTTTACTTCTAAGTTATACTGTACTGGGCTGTGCCAAGTAGAGTAAGCCCACTAACCCACCTCTCTACTTGGCTTTTTTATCTACACAAATAAGACCTGCTTCTTTGCGAATTAATAGCCGCAAAATTTGACCTGCTTGTACTTTTTCTTTTTGAGACATTTCTTTCAACCAGTCCATTTCGTCGTGATTTAGGTTTAAAGAAAACTTTTTAAAATTATGACCTTTGTTTACAGTTTTACCCCAACACTTAAATTTGAGTGGGTTAATAATTTCTGTTTTACAAGACTTACACTCCTTTGGCCAATTCCATATATCACCAGTAACTATTAAATTACATCCTGGACAAGCGGTGATAACTTCGTGTGATTTAGGTAACATTTGTGTATTACAAGACACACACACTGCGTCTTCAGCACTTTTATACTCACCTTGATTCAATCTACCACAGTTTTTACAGAAGATAATCATGCTGTCTCCTTAATAGCCTGCTTCAATAGCTTTTGGATAGCAGCGTTTATCGTCTTGCATTTTAGTTTTTTTCGTATGTATTCCAATTTATCCCGTTCCAAATGGGTCAATTCTATAATGGAATTAATGTAATTTTTCCCTCCATAGACGATATTTTTGTTCTCGTATTTACCCATCATCGCTCACCATCCTTCGTATATCTCTAAGAGAATAAACTTTATTACTATCAAAATTGATATTGATATAATCGTGATTTATTTTTTTCGGTTGTGGTTTGTATTTTCCAAGCTGAAAGAACTCGTCAAAAGAGGTCTTCGTTAAATCCTTTACAGCCTTCTCTACACCTTCAAAAAAGTTACAGAAAGTCCATACCAGAAACCATGAACATTTGTTTCCGTTGTTAAGGCACCAAGCCAAAAAAGTATCGAGTTCATTTTTTTCTAATCGTTTCGTTACGGTATCAATCCGTAATAATAGCAATTCCTTCATATAATGATGAGCTTGATACTCGTAATTTAAATATAAATTACCGTATGTGTTTATAGATTGAGGACGAAAATCTTTTATCAAATAATCAAATATCG